AGTATTATCTATTTTTGAAGAAGCATTTACAAATCCTGAAACAATGAAAAAACTATTTCCTAACATACCATTTAAGGACAGAAAAGTGTGGGGTGATGCGTTGGTCAAGAATGATTTAGCAATGGCAGCAAAAAGAAAATTTGTAGATAAAGATGCAAATGCTTCTGATTGGTATGTTGTATCTCCAGCAGAACTAATAACAAATAGATATGGACAAGCAGGAACAACAGCTACACCATTTGCAGAGAGAACAAAAAACATGAAAGGTATTGGCCAGTATGAGTTTTATGGTGGTCCAAATGTTACAGATCCTAACGGAAAACACTATACAAGCATATTAGAACAATCACTGCGTAGAGCAGCGAAAGTAAACAATGCTGAATTTAAAATTGTTAAGGTACAGATAGGCGACGCTAAATCTGTACGTAGATCTGTGCAAATAGTAAATGCACAGGGCGATATTGTAAAAGAATTTAAAATGGCAAAAAGCAGTAAAGCAGAAGACTTTGGTGATGTTATGAATAAAGCAGAGGATTATATCAACGAATCTGGCGCACAAGGTTTAATGGCTAGACCAGTAGAGACACCTTCGGGCTTTAAAACTATAGATGCTTATGCTATAAAGTTAACCCCTGAGATGGTATTACCAACAAAAACACATCTAGCATCTGGAGGATATGTACGATATGATCCTCTTGTATCAATAGATGAAATGATAGGAGCTGCATAATGGTTGTAGAAAGACCAGCAAATTACGACGAACCACAAACGGTTAATGATCAATTAATGATACCACCATTGGTGGGACAAGAAGTGGAATTAGAACCAGGAACTGATCAACCTATCGATATTGAAATGACAGAAGATGGCGGAGCTATTATTAATCCTGAAATAATGCCACCTGATACTGGATTTGATGGTAATTTAGCAGAGTTTATTGATGAGAATGATTTACAAGTAATAGCCAGTGAGCTTAGACAATCTTTTGAAGACGATAAATCATCAAGACAGCAATGGGAAGAAACGTACACAAAAGGTTTAGATTTACTTGGATTAAATTACAGTGAAAGATCTCAACCTTTTCAAGGCGCAAGTGGTGTAACACATCCACTATTAGCTGAATCAGTTACACAGTTTCAAGCACAAGCATATAAAGAATTACTACCAGCAAGTGGCCCTGTAAGAACTCAAATTATTGGACAGGCTACAAAAGATAAAGAAGATCAAGCACAGCGTGTAAGTGATTTTATGAACTATCAAATCATGCACGTCATGGAAGAATATGATCCAGAATTAGATCAAATGCTTTTTTATTTACCCCTTGCAGGTTCAACATTTAAAAAAATATATTACGATGCAAGTCTTGGAAGAGCTGTATCTAAGTTTATACCAGCAGAAGATTTAATTGTACCTTACACAGCTACAAATTTAAGAGTGTGAACGAGTAACTCATGTTTTAAAAAGAACAGATAATGATATTAAAAAAATGCAAGTCACAGGTTTTTATCGTGACGTTGATTTACAGGTAGTACAAGAAGAAAACAAAGTTGAAGAAAAAGAAAGAAAATTATCTGGTATAGAAAAAACTGGTTATAGAGATGATCAGTATACTTTATTAGAAATGCATGTTGATTTAGATGTACCAGGATTTGAAGATCCCGATGGTATTAAACTTCCATACATAATTACTATAGATGAAGGATCAGGAAACGTTCTTTCTATTTATAGAAATTATAAAGACGGAGACACTTTATATAAAAAACAACAATATTTTGTTCATTACAAATTTATGCCAGGTCTTGGTTTTTATGGTCTTGGTTTAATTCATATGATTGGTGGTTTATCTAGAACTGCTACAGCAGCTTTACGTCAATTAATTGACGCTGGAACATTAGCAAATTTACCTGCAGGTTTTAAAGCTAGAGGTTTGCGAATAGCAGATGATGATAGTCCTATACAACCTGGTGAATTTAGAGATGTAGATGCACCAAGTGGTGATCTACGTGCAGGTCTTTTACCTTTACCTTACAAAGGTGCAGATCCAACTTTATTTCAACTATTAGGTTTTTGTGTTCAAGCAGGTAAAGAATTTGCAACTGTGGCAGATCAAAAAATAGGGGAGGCTGCTGGAGCAGGAGCACCTGTTGGAACAACAATGGCTTTAATGGAAAGAGGCATGCGTGTTATGTCAGCTATTCACAAAAGAGTTCATTATGCTCAAAGAATAGAATTTAAATTATTAGCAAGAATTTTTGCAGAGTCTTTACCACCTATGTATCCTTACGAAGTACAAGGTGATCTACAATCATTAAAAGCTAGTGATTTTGATGAGAGAATAGACATTATACCTGTTTCTGATCCAACTATATTTTCTATGTCACAACGTGTGACGTTGGCACAGACTCAATTACAATTAGCAGAAGCTGCACCGCAAATGCACAATATATATGAGGCTTATAGAAGAATGTATTCTGCTATGGGCGTTCAAAATATTGATGCTATATTACCAGTTCCTACGGGGCCAGAACCAATGGATCCAGGTATGGAAAATGCAACAGCATTATCAGGTGGCTCATTAACAGCTTTTAGAAAACAAAATCAATTAGCACACATAGATGCACATAGAGCTTTCTTTTCTAGTGTTTTGGTAAAAAATAATCCTCAAACTATGATGATTTTACAGTCGCACATTATGGAACATGTATCATTACAGGCAAGAGAAGAGGTAGAACAAGAAATGGCAAAAGAATTTGAAGCATTACAGGCTCAAGCAGGTGGTGAATTACCACCAGAACAACAAAATGAGATGCAAGAGCTAGTAGAATCTAAAATTGCAGAAAGAATTGTTGAAATGACAGAAAAAATGGTCACTGAAGAGCAAGAAGTGATGTCAGAACAAGGAGAAGATCCGTTAGTTCAACTAAAACAACAAGAAATTAACCTAAAAGCACAAGATTTACAGAGAAAAGCTACGGCTGATGAAGGTAAAATGATGCTAGATCAAGCAAAATTAGCTCAAAATGAACAATTAGCAGAAGCGAAGATAGATTCTCAAGAAGATATTGCACAATTACGTGCAAATGTTAATCTTCAGAAACAAAATCAAAATAATGCAAAACGCGACAGATAAATTACAGGAATATTTTAACGAGTTGATGAATTTTTCCGATACAGCAGTTACAAGCCAAGAAGAACAGATACTTTTAGCGGGTGCAATGATGGGTGTAGCAAAAATGCTGTATCATAATAACCTTACCGAACAAGAATATGATAATATTATGAATCATAATGGAAGAGACTTGCTAAATCTCATAAAACCAACTATACATTAATCATTATGACTAAAAAGTTTCCTGATTTAAGTGGTGATGGTAAAATTACTAAAAAAGATATTTTGATGGGCCGTGGCGTTGTTAAAAAAGCTAATGGTGGTCAAATAAATGGTTTAAAAAAAATGGGCATGAATAAAGGTGGTCTAGCAGGTAGACTGGCTCAACGTGGCTATGGAAAGGCAAGATCATGAAGTTTAAAAATGCAAAAATGACTGAAGTACCTCAAAAAAACCCTTTTCCTAATACTAAAATTGCTTCAACAGCAGAGAAGGTTTACTCTCCTTTTGTAGTAAAAGATAACAAAGGAACAGGTCCAAAAGGACAGACAAGCAGAATGCAAATTAAAAAAGTAGCATTCAAAGGCGTAAAATAGTATAATCCTCAACTTAACAAAGGAGGTTTTATGAACCTATTAAAAGATCTATGGTCACATATTAAAGAGTGGTCAGATTGGAAAATGAAGGACTGGATTAAGGCCGCTATTGTAGCGATCATTGTTCTCTGGGTAATTAGCTGGATGACAGGCGGAGCAGCATAGTGCTTAATCTTCTCGGTGGCTTACTTGGTGGTGGAAAAGGCGGAGCCTTAGCAACCATTTCAAAAGTTGTCGATGAACTTCATACGAGTGAGGAAGAAAAATTAGATAAAAAAATTTTAATGCAACGCTTACAACAAAAGCTTGCAGAAAAACAATTAGATGTTAATGCAAAGGAAGCCAGCCATCGCAGCGTATTCGTTGCTGGCTGGCGACCAGCTATAGGATGGTGCGGAGCCCTATCTTTATTTTTCGCATTCATCTTATCTCCCTGTATTGATTGGTATGCAAAATTTTCAGGTATGGATATTGTACCGCCTGCCATAGAAACTGGGCCCCTTCTAGCAATTGTCACTTCAATGCTCGGCGTATCGGGCCTCAGAACTTTTGAGAAGGCAAAGGGTCTTACTAAGTGACATACGACGAATTAGCTGGTTCCGTAAAATTATCAGAAGGCTTTAGAGATCACGTTTACATAGACACCGAAGGTTTTCGCACAATAGGCTGGGGTCATAAAGTAGTACATGAAGATAAATTTGAAGATGGCAAGACTTACACAAAAGAAGAACTACAAGAAGTATTTGATAAAGATTTAAACACTGCAATAGGTAAAGCTAGAACACTTATGGAAGAACATGGTGTAACTGATTTGCCTACAACAGCGCAGCATACCATTACCGAAATGGTATTTCAGCTTGGCCCTACAGGCGTGTCCAAGTTCCGTAACATGTGGAAATGCCTGCAGGAAAGCAATTTTATTGGCGCGAGTTACGAGATGCTCGACTCGAAATGGAATAAACAAACTCCAAATCGCTGCAAAAAATTAGCTGACCAAATGAAATCATGCGAATAGAAAACTTTTTTACTTATTTTAAAAATCAACTAAAAGCTAGACAAGAGACTATAAGACAAGCTATATGTAGTGGTGTAAAAGATTGGGACGAATATCGGTATTTGACTGGTAAACTTCGCGGTCTTGAAGAAACTGAACAGGAACTCACGGACCTGCTGAAGAAAACGGAGCTAGAAGATGACGACTAAACCTAAATTGATTGTACCCAAACACGTTTGGGATGGTGCAGAAAAACAAAAAGAAAAAAAAGAATTAGAAAAAGTTCCTCAACCAGTCGGTTGGAGAATAGTTTTGTTTCCTCTTAAATTAAAAGGCAAAACAAAAGGCGGTGTAATTCTTACTGATGAAACAGTAGAAGAATCACAAATAACAACAAACATTTGTAAAGTTTTAAAGACTGGATCTTTATGTTATAAAGATAAAGAGAGATACCCCGATGGTCCTTGGTGTAAAGAAGGTGATTGGGTTATAATAACTCGTTATGCTGGATCTAGAGTAAAAATTGATGGCGGTGAGTTACG